AATGCTGCGGTAAGTTCCGGATCACACACGACCAAAATGTCGTGCGACGCCTCCGCCGGAATGGCGAAGTTTAGGTGGGTAAACTCGTACCACCTTAGCTCTCGTCTTTCGACGAAAGGTGAACGGTTGTTCAGAATTAGCACCCTGAATAACCGCAATCGTCAGTGCATAAGCACTGTTCGAACCAGTCAGGTTGTCTTCAACCGGACGGTGATGTAATTCCAACCAACTCCAACGTTGGAGATGCCTATTCCAACGTGCAAAAGGAGAAGAAAGGAAAACATCCAAATCAGTATCAATTCCCGAGTCAGGCGGCCCCTTTTCGGGTCGGAAGAATCGGAACTTGTCTGGAATAAGCGACAGAACTAAGTCGTTAACTCCAGTGAAGAAATCAGCAGAACGCTGATTCCTCTTACTGAGATTTAGAAACTTGAAGCACGATTCAATACAATCGAATCGGAAATCAAGTACGAATGGACGAACGTCCTCACCACCGAACCAATCCCGCCCACAAGATTCACGAAAAGGACCCTCAATGAAGGTCTTTCCGCTGTTCACAGCAAAGCCCATGACCTCTAAAAGAACAAGGAGGTCACGTGCTCTGCGTCTCTGTAGGACGATATCGTCCCCGTACACGACAAAATCGTGCCCGGGGCTTTTACATCCTACAGCATGCGCGGCTGCTGCGAACAGAAGTGTTTCAAGCGGGAAGCAGAAACCATTACCCATCGAGCAAAACTTCTCATAGCGGCGAACAACCCCGTCATGAGAGAAGCTCTTTGATCTGATTGAATTCATTATATCGAACCAATCAGGGGGTAGTAGGTTCCGACACAACTCCTCTGAGATGCTATCGCTAGCACTTGAGAGGTCAATTGTGGCGAAACTTAACTCATCATCGTATAGTGACCCTAAGCGGGCCCCTTCCGAGTTCTTGGTTTGATCAGAAAGGTCGAGACCTACACGCTTTAACTTCAAGCGCATAAGTTGATCGAGTCCCTTCTGAAGAAAACCATTGATGAATGGTTCGACAGCAATCACACGATCAGTGACTGTTGTCTTCGGAGCAAATGCGATTTTGTTATGTCTCACTAAGGTGCACTTTTCCCTGAATTTCCTGCGAAGCTCTGCAGGATCAAGGATCTGGATACCAGATCGACCCGAAAAGGATCGAATAAGGTTCCAGTCATGCACGAAGGCGGCATACCCATAGTCGAGGGCGCCGGGGGAGGCAGTCCAATCTGAACAAAGTTTTCTGTTCAAATTGGTAGCATGACCGCCAACCCCAATAGAAGCGCCTGGACCGAAGTCGCACATCTCATACCAAGAGGTTCTATCCACGACGGGACCTAAAACGTGATAAATAAAATCACGCATGGCCTTGAAATGGAATTGAACAGGAGCATCCAAATCATGGGCGCTCCTAAAGTACTCGTTGACCTGGGCACATCGTGCCTCGGCCTGCAAGAACTTTTCCCATGCCTTCTCCTTGGGTCGAAAACTTCCCAAGGAAACCGGAAATGGGTACTTCTTGATAAGACATGCAACCTGATTCGCAAGAAAATGTGAACTTGCATCGTCGTACATCTGTGACGACAAAGAATCAGCTATCCCCAACAAGGAGTCAACATCATTGGCCTGTAAAGCACCAATGACAGGCTTCTTGTAGCTAAGGGAATCAGGCAGGTCCGACATAATCCTACCGAGAAAGTTACGGTAGAAATCCCACGAGTTGTGGGACAGGTTTCGTTTAACGTCTTGACGATGACCTGGTTTGGATCTCATTACGATCTCCTAAGTTGGTTGTACTCCACCTAACTAACATAGTTAGATGGATCTTGACGATTCCGAAAAGGTAATGTAACCTTACGGAAAAGACGCGACTACGTCCGTTAGCCACGCAGATCAGAAACTGATCTTGCGTGCCTGAACGAGCGCCGACGCGTCGGCAGTCGCTGCCCAGGCAGCGATATCGTCAAGCATCGCTTCGACGTCAACAGTTGCCGCGCCTACGGGCATGCTGACACTGAGTTCGAGGATTCCCTCGCCTTTCGGCGTGAGAGCCCCAGTCAGGGTCAGAGTGCGAGTGAGTTTGACAGCTGAGCGTGAAACCCCGCTGAAGACTGCAGTCGGTTTTGGCTCGACACGACGGAGGACAAGATCGTCCTTCACCGAGCCGGTTTTGCCGGGACCGATGTAGCCCACAACGTTCACGCCGAATGAATCCGGCGTATAGGCTTTCGCGTTGACAGTTAAAGACATGGAATAACTCCTAGTTAAATCCGCGATTAGCGGAAGGGGTGCCTCATTGTCTGAAGCAGAAGCGAAGCGGCATCAGCTACCCGAGTGGCGTTAGTCAACTTAAAATCTGACTTAATAACCAACCCGGGGATGAGTGCTCCAGGAGTGCGTTCTCTCGTGATGATGTGACCGGAATAAGTACCTATATCAGGTGCATCCTGTCTAGCAGTACTCGAGACTTCCGACGAATAAGTCGTAGCTCGAATATGCTCATCACTTTCGATGACAACGCATGAACCGAGCGCTCGTGCTACTGATGACGGCAACAACGCATTAAACATGTCGCCGACATTCGCAACCCAATCAACCACGAATGAGTAAGGGATCAACTCGTAGGCGGTGCCTACGAATCCCTTAGCACTGAGGCCCATATTAAACAGGGCACCAATGTTATACTCATCCAGGCTCATCGCTCTCACTTTAACAGCGAGGTCGCGTTGAACTTTTAGGTTGAAATTTATGCGAGTGTACCCTCCTACAGCGAAGGGATCAGCAAGCTCGATGGTTGAACTAGTTTTCGCAATCGCTTCGCCACGAGAAGTCTGGCGAACGCGTCCTGCGGCCCTAGTGAAACCTTTTAATATTCCATCTATATCATTAAGAAGAGGCTTAATGCCATATCTGTACGCCAAATAAAGACTGGCGGCGGCATTAATCTTGGTCATCGCAGCACGGGCTATCTGTGTTTGAAAGCCTGTGGTAGCGATCCGAGACGCAGTGTTATTTACATAGAGGGATTTAACATTCCTCTTGTATTTTGCACTGGCAGTCTTCTTCACGATGTTCCTGACCTCAAGAAACATATCAGGAACCATCTTTAACGATTTATCCATCTCAGCAATGGACTCCCAGAGGTTGTTTTGTGATTGACCTCTTTGAGCCAAAGCTTTGGTGGATGCCTCGGTTACAAGATTCGCAATAGTCGCCGAATCGATCGACAGACCACTGGCCGGAAGCTGAGACCCCGATAAAGCTGGGGACTGAGCAAGGCCAAACCTGTTAGCACATTGAGACCCTTGCCAATTACACCGTACAAGATAGTACGGTAAGGTAGGTGCCGTCATTGTGAAATCAAGGCTTGAACTACGCGTTAACCCGAAACTTTTGACGGCATACGACATGGGATTCATAAAGACCTCCCCTGCCGCACGCCGCTTCCAAAATCTCGGAATGACCTCATCGGTCATAGATTTGACAGTACCTTCACCAGGCCCCACAGTATCACTACTAGGGGCATTGTTCCACCAAAATGGAACATGAATGGTGGAGGCTACTCCGTCAGATCTTACGCGTTGAACCATGATGTACTCCTGTAGGCAAATGAAACATTTTGCTCGGGAGAGTAGTCTTACGACTACTAACAGAAGACCTCTCTTACTGCGAAATTGCAGTTCCATGTAGACAATACATGGAGGTACTCAGAATCTCCCGAAGGAGATAAAGAGTATTTGGG